ATTTGAGTCAATTTCAAGCGTTCCGTTTGTTGCAATTTTGGGCTGACTGGTGTTGTTATTTGAATTTGACGCGTTAATGCCATTGCCGCTTTGGTCATACCACGTCCGCACAAAGCCATCATTCCCAGCACCCACCCACGCAGCAAGCGTTCCGTCACTCACCTCTGTGGCGGTGAAGTCCTGTTCGGCGTTGTCGTTATCGCGGCGGACGCGGACAACTGGGCCGCCACGCAGGAAAGTTAGATCCCGCAAGCTATAGGCAGCGGCAGCTCCAGGGTATTCATCCAGCAGTCCTTTGTTCTTCTGCGTTCCCGTAATAATCCAGCTCATCGCAACACCTCCCAATTCGTATTAGTTTTTCGACGCAGAGTGTCGAATCTTGTAGATAGCGTGGCCGTGCTCGTAGTGGCAGTGACTAAAAAGTCGTGGTTTGTGTAGTTCATATCGCGTACCTCACGATGACAATGCCAGAACCTCCGGCTCCGCCTTGGGGCTGGTCATTACGTGCAGCTCCACCTCCGCCGCCAGTATTAGCTATCCCATTGGTGGCCGGAAGTGTATTGGTAGCACCTAAGCCACCTCCACCAAGTCGAGGTGTACGCTGAAAATGCCCTTGCCCTCCGCCAGCGTAACCAACAGAGGAGCCTGTAATACTAATAGCTAAACCAAGACCACCAAGTAACGAGTTAAAACCTCCTGGCTCGCCAGCTCCGCCTCCACCACCACCATTGCCTGATTGATCACCTATTCTGCCAGAATTGCCTTGGCCAGGTGTACCACTGGCAGCACTATATGTGAACTGAGATCCGCCACCTGATCCACCAATTGCTCCAACAGAAGCAGCCCGTGAAGAGCCGCCGCCGCCGCCGACTGCCGTTACGGTGCTGTTCACTAATTGCAAGGATGAATTTTGCCCGTTGCTCCCACGGTTTGATTCATTTGAGGAGCCGTTGCCTCCAGCGCCAATAAAAACTGAATAATTTCCAGTGGATAAAGTAGTCGAGTTTTGCAATAATCCGCCAGCTCCACCACCTGATCCACTGCCACCCAAGGTATTTGTTCCACCGCCACCACCGCCAGCAACAACGAGATACTCAAGATTGGGGATAGGTGAAGCCGCGATAAACTCGGACTCGCCTACGGTTGTGAACACATGAACGCGGTAGATGGTGCCTGATACTTCGATTTCATAAACGTTATCCCCTCCAATCCCAACAGGAGAGAATCCTTGGCGGAGGGTTACTTTACCAGGAACATAAATCGGGCTCATGGCATCACCTCCCCAGGACTGGTAGTGTTGGAAACTTGTGTGTAGGTCATGGTATAGCTGCTCCGATAGCTGTGATTAGGTTAGACACGCGGGTGTCAAGGGCGGCGAGGTCTAGGCTTTCACCGATGCTGTAGAAGGCGAGGCGGGCGTTGGAGTAGTAAGCATCCGTACCCCTTTTGAATATAAAGATATCTTGATTTAGAGGTGTTACCGATGCGGAGTTGACGACTGTTGTCACACCGTTGATTCGCGCACTAAAGTCGGCATTATTTGCCCTTAAAACTGAAGCAAATCCAGATCCTGTTGCGCTATAGATTCCTGGCAGCGTATGAATTCCAGCTGAATTAACTGCGACTACTGCGTCAGTTACATTACCGGCACTTCCGCGAATTATGGTATTGCCTGAGGACTGCGCCGTGCCCAAGTGCTGAACGCCAGTGTTACCTCCAATACTTGAGTAATAAAAAGAACAGTGTTTGCTGTCCTGCGGATCAGCATTGTTGTTCCGATTGCTATCCAAATACTTCGTACTTCCATTCCCCACTAACCCCGTCTCCCTGTCATAGTCTCCAGCAACGAAGTTAAAGTTCGTCGGTGCTGGTCCTTTCAGCGGATACAATGCACCGTCTAGGCCGTCCCAGGCGGCCATGATGCAGCAGGCTTTGATGGGATCCCAGATGCCGTCAGTTTTACAGCCAGCGACAAATTGACTGATGGCTGTTGCTAATAATGCGGCTTGTGTCATGACAAAGTACCTCCAGCGCGATACGCACCACCGATGTACGCTGCGGCATCCAAGTCCATCGTAGAGAGATCAGGAAGGCCAGCCGTCTGCGTATAAGTAATCAGATTCATCAGGCGAGTGACACGAGTGTCGAGCTTCTCTAGATCGAGGGCTTCGCCGATGGAGTAGAAGCCGAGGCCATCATTAGCGTATTGAGTGTTATCAGGTCTCGCAAAGATACGAAAAGATTGGTTCGCTGGGGTTAGCGAAGAAATACTAGATGAAACGCTTGTACCGTTAATTCGCACAACTGATACTGCACTGTTAGACCTTGAACCTCCAATAAAACCGATGACGCTGTTTACAGTGGCAGTATTAGCAGATACATTTGCCGACATCCTGGCGTAAAAAGCTGAATTATCTCGTGCCAGCCAGCTACCGCCAGAGGGTGATGAGGTAGCAATATAAGAGCGAGTGCCACTTCCAGCGATAGTATTATATGCAGCTAAGTGCCTGTTATCCTGAGGATCAGCGTTGTTATTCCTATTGCTATCCAAATACTTCGTACTACCATCCCCCACCAGTCCCGTCGAACGGTTGTAATCACCGGAGACAAAGTTATTATTTGTAGGCGCCGTCCCTACCAGTGGCACCAGTGCGCCGTTTAGGGTTCTGGCACCAGCGAGGATGCAACTGGCTTTGATGGCTGACCAGATGCCATCATTCTTGCAGCCAACAACGAAATCATTGATCGCGCGGGCAACACCGTATTCCAACGGTTCGCCATCGGCTGCCTCCACAGCAGCGACATACGACACTGCTTCAGGCTCCGTTAGGCCATTCCAACCAGGCACCCATCGCAGCGTCATACATCGCCTCCGTCGGGCTCAGTAGTGTCGTTGTCTACTGGCTCGGGCTCAACATAACCAAACGGCTTGCCATCTTGGCGGAACTGTGGGTCAACCGGACCAACGTAATAAGGACCAACCTTATAAAGTTCAGCGCGTTGCCGCACGGTTTCAACTACGCTGCCAATAAAATACTCTTCAGCAGTCGTAGCGGAAGTAGAGCTTTGAACAAGGGAGAACTCAGCCTCAAGAGCAGGCAGCAGTTCGTCGGGAATTTCAATCTGGAATTGAGCCATGGTCAGTTACCTCAGGATTTGATGATAGCAAAACCAATCACGATGGCTTCGCTTAGTGAACCAGTCGAGATGTTGGTGACGTTAATGCTGGCTGACCCAGCAGCGGCCTGTGCATTTAAAACATAGGATCCTACCGTGCCACCTGAAATATGGTTGAGCACCAGCAGATCATTTGCTGCAATACTGCTATTTGTAAGCGTAAAGCTCACTGTAGTATCTGCACTTAACGCAGCACCGTTCATGGTAATAGCACCACAGGGAGCATTCAGCGTTACACCAGTGCTTTTGTTAGTCTGTTGAGTGACAGTGCCTCTTCCACTGCCATAACCAAAAGTACCAGTAGTGGCGTCATAGCTAAGGTTGCCACCAGCTTGAGCACCAGCATTGTTATACGTAACTTGACCACTAGACCCAGCAACCAACGCAACAGTACCAGTAGCATCCGGGAAGCTGATCGTGCGATCCGCTGTAGGCGTCACCATTTGCAACGTGGTGCTATAAGTGCCACCATCGTCAAGGTTGATGTCACCACTTGTTTCAATGTTTTGAGAGCCGAAGTCTGGATTAATCTTCGTACCAGCAATTGCAGCAGCAGCATTAACATCACTATCAACAATCACGCCCGATGCGATCGAAGATGTGCCATCGGTGGCAACGTCCACATCACCGCTGATCTTGCCGACGACTTCACCGACGCTGACTTTCTTGGTAATATCGTTGCCGACATCGACGATAGGCACAACATCGGTTGTGGCTGGATCGGTGTAAGCCGTCAGATCGGTAATTTTGACGTTGGCCATGCCGAAAAGTGCGGAGCTTTCCTATAATTCTATTTTACGGCAGATTAGGCAACCTTTGCAATCAAGTTGTCATCGGCAGGCAAATCGCCTCATGTCGCAATCAATCCAAGCGTACGCAACGCTGCTAAGGCGGACTCAAGCTTAGCCTCAAGCTCAACACAATACTCCAGCAGCTCCGTCACCGTTGGTGTTGCTGCATCTGCGATCGTTACGCTTCCATCAGCCGTTGGCAATGCACCAGATGTTGCAGTTGATGTGATGTCTGCAATGGCAGAGGGTTGCGCTGCAGCAGTCGTACCAAAGAAGCCAATCGTGTCACCATCAATCTCAAACTGTGTCGTCAGCGTGCCTGCAGTTTGCACCTGAAACTTGAGACGCCCAACTTCAGCCGTATCGGTTGGATCAGAAACATCGCCTTCAATTGCTGCATAATCAATATCAGCAGGCGTGGCGTTATCGTTCTTGGCACGATAGAAGACAGTGCTAATGATGTCGTCAGCAATGCCAGCCGTATCGTTGCGATGATGATACAGCGTAATGTCAGCACCTGAAGCAGCATCATCTGCTGTGCATTCAAGCTCCAATGCTGTTGATGTAAGGCTTGTTGTCAGATGCAGCGGATATGCTGGTGCCGATTCGCCAACGCCAACGTAGGGGCCATAAAGTCTGATCCTGCTAGCAGTCGTACCGGATGCTGATGACATCAGGTCAAGAATGCCATCTTCCGACGCATCAGTTGTCGTCTGAATGCCAGCGATGATCTGTGCATAAGCATGATCG